GCAAAAGGTCCTTTCATTATGCCTGTACCAAAAAGAGCCGCTTCAAAGGCTGCGGCTCGTAGTTGTTTTTTAGCATTCGACTCTTCTAGTTGGTCGTGTATTTTCTTTTCCATCTTCTTCGCTGCAACCATTGCAGGATGGAAGTTGACAGACGTAGGACTGCCTGTCGATTTAAAATCTATCTTATCTTGAACAGGGTCTAGGTCATCGGTTAGAGGTCCTACTCTTTCATTAAACTCTGGAAGTGTTTCTCCTGCTAACAGTTCAGGTAACTCTCTAGGAGTTGTACCTGTTTGTTCTTTAGCTTCTGTTAGCTGTGGGTTTGTTTCTAGACTAACTGTATCCTCTACACCGTCAGGCAAGACTGTTGGGTCTATACTAAGTGGAAACTTATTGCCACCAAACAATACTTCTACAAGTTGTCCGTAAGCAGCAAGAACTTTTGTCTTAGTTACTTTAACAAATACTTTTGATTTTTCTGTAGAAGTAAACTGTACTTCAGGACTGTACAAACCACGATAGTTTCTGTAAGCCTGTATCCACCGTTCTTCATCACCTCGCCTGTTTGTTTCTGCTTTGGTAAACTTACCCTTTACAAAACTAACTATATCTCCTGCAGGTGTATCCACAAGTGCATCTTGTTGCATATCATCAAGTGCTGATGATTCTACTGAATCAGGAGTTATTTCATTTTCTTCCATATTTTACCTCAGTATCCAAAAGTTGAGTCAGCCATCTGAAAACCAGTGCGCTGCATATCTGGGTTGTAGTCAAACAAACTACTGCGTGGTCGTGTCATAACACCATAACGCAATGCGTCATATAAATGGTCTTCAGACTTTGTATCTACATCTTCCGAGTTACTTTTGTCGAGTGGGATAGAAGGAAGTTGAGATATAATATTTGTACAAGTGTTAAAGAAGACAAGTCTAGGCTCTTCTGTAAACTCGTCAACCTGTAACCGTCTGTGTATTTCGTTTTTTCCTGCAATACGACTTCCTTTACTTCTATCAGAGGGTCTCCATCGACAACCTTTTATTATCATTTGTTCTGCCAATGAAGGTCCTGTATCTCCTCTTTTGTGCCACAGTGAACTATCTAACACACCATAACGTATTTTACCATCGTTTACTTCAGCTTCTAACACCATGTCAGCCAAGTCTGTTGCCAATACTTTTGATGCGTATAACTCTCTATAGACAACTAACTGCTCTGCAGGTGTTACAGCTATCCAGACTACACCTGTGTAGCTACCATAGCCATAGTCACAAGCACGAAATTTAGTCCAACTTTGAGGTATATCATAAGGCTCAACAACATGTACCCTACGACTAAACTCTGGAAATGCTGCTCCCTCATTAACATCCCAATTACCTTCTAACAGTTGTTTACGTTGATGCTCTGGCAACGACAAAAGGTTGGCTTCGTACATACCATCATCGGCTAGGTATGGATTATCAAACAGTGTTGCAGGAATAAACCGTCTTTTAAACAGTGGCTCACCCTCTTTGCTGTGACCTTTTGGCATTTGTAGTACATCACCTGTTTCTATGTTTGTTGCCCAAAATGCTGTACCGTGTGGTGCAGGGTCTATGAACATCTTCTTAACCCACTGATGTCCTGCTCCTCCGGGGTTTGTTGTAGCTCTCTGATACAGGTCTAATCCACTCCCTCTTGCTGCACGTAGTCTTGACCTCATATAGTCAAACGGATACGGACTTGCCCACTGTGTTAACTCGTCAAACCCTATCCAACTAAATGCCTGTCCCTGATACCGTGTAACATCATCATCTCTATCCAAGTAAGACAACCACAGTGTTGCTCCTGATGGTGCTACCCAAGTCTTATCTCTTTCCATAAACTTTATGTTGGGTATTGCTTCTGGATATAGTTGTTTAGAAGCAGAGATAAGTTCTCTTAGTTCCTCTGTTGTTCGTCTTATTAACAACCCTCTGAAGTGTGGATTGTTAAAGTATCGCACAGGGTCGGCTAACATTGCGTAAGACTTGCCACCTCCTGCTGAACCACCGTATAAAACTTCTCGTTCTGTTGCTGACAGAAACTCTGTCTGTGGTCCTTTGTTTGGTTGAAAGATAACTTTCTGTGCTTCTTCCGTTTCTATAGGCTCAGGTTTCGGTTGTGCATGAACTTTCTGTTCTTGTACCAAATGCACTGGCTTCGATTTTTTCTGCCTTCTCAAGGGCTTCTTTGTACCTTTCGGCAAGGTAGCGTTTATTTGAAGCTTCTCTCTTACGCTTTTGTTCAAGTTTAACCCTGTGTCTAAGTCCTACGTAGGATATGTATCGTCCTGATTGTTCACTCAACCAATTTGCTACGTCCCTGTAGCTATACTGTTTGAGATACTTTTTTGCTTTTTCTAATAAATTTAACTGTTCTACTATTGGTAAAAGAATATCTTTATCTTTTGGGTCTTGCTCATAACCAAAGGGTATAACTCGTCCAACTCTTACTACAGGTTGCCAATCAAACCCATCATCTGTTTCCTCTGGTACAGGAAGCTTCCAGTCTTTAGTCGTTCTCATCATTCTTCGGTGGCAGGATAAACAGAGGACTAGCTGCCGTCACCTCCACCTTATCTGTTTTAGTAAATCCACTACGGTCTAGTATATCTTTTGCAGCTACCATCTTTTCTTTGTTTCCCAAGTCTGTAGGACTGTGCATAACTTCAAACATAGAATAGGCTGCTTTAGTAGCAGAAGAAGAAATAAACTTTTTTGTGAGGTCAGCTATCTGCTCTTTTAACGCACTGGTAATAGAAGACGTTGCAACATTCTCACTGTATCCTGCAAGCTTCTTTGCTTCTACAGGATTACCTCGTGCTTCTTCAAAGAGTACATCTAGAAACTTCTGTTGTTTTTCTGTAAGTGCCATTAGTTTAGTTCAAAATGTGGACCATCAATAAATGGTCTTCTACCTTGACTCCTTCTTATGTCTATGTAATTATTCATAGCATCCTCCATTGGTCTTTCCCAATCGGTTATGCTGTCTATATTCCATGCAGCTCCCCAACGTATATTAGCTCCAGTTTCTTTGGCTGCAGCTTTCATTGCGTCTGCTATATTATCGTACATCACGATGTCCCAACTTGGGTTACTGCCATCGTAAGCCATTAAATCGACAGCGTGTGATGTTCCATCTTCTTGAATAAGGTGTTTGCTACGCATAGTCTGTGAGCGTCCTGACTTGTAAAGCTTCTCCTGCTCTTCCAAAGAACGGACACCATAGATAACTCCGAAGTCCACCTTGCTCACTTCAATGGCACGTTTTACTGTGTCTACTAATAACTTATTTACACCTTCTAGTTTACCTAGACTTCTATTGGATAATTTAAATGCCATTATACCTTTTTCCTTTTTGTTATATCTTTAAAACCTAAGTTTGCAATTTGTATAATACCCATCTTTTTAAGTATTTCTTTTTTCTTGTCTTTATCTCTTTCTCCATGTATGACTGTTTTTTTATCTAAAAGAATTTCTATGGGAACATCTTTTAAAGGTACTGCTTTCTTTTTCTTTTTATCTGCCATTATTTCTTTTTCATCCTATTAAAAAATTTACCTGCTGAACGTGTAGCAAAACTTGCCGATACAATAGCTCCTAACGCAATCTGATACCACTGTGGCATTCCTGCCAAAGCCGTAAATCCGTCTGCCACTATTGCCCTACCCCATTCACCACAAAAGCTCAGTACCAGAGGAATGCTGAACAGTAGAGTCAGCCATTCGTCTTTCCACGAGCTTTGAGATGCCCTCATAGCAGCTAAGTCCCAATCTATCTCACCTGTGGCTTCTTTCATGCGAATGGTTGCTTCAGCCTTCTGAACAGCAACCTTACCATCTAGGTAAGAAGATGCTAAACTAGATACAGAACTTAGTAGTGTACCTAGCATTATACACAGTCACAATCATCGTGGCACTTCTTGTTCCACAATGCACACCATAATCTTTTAAAATACTTTCTCATCTTTCCTCCCTCTCCATTCTTTTTGGTTCTGATTTCTCTGCTCCCATCCATATAGCAAAGCTTCCTGTCATTGCTCCTGTAATCAC